AGGCTTCAAAAAGCCTTCGCCGCCCACCATGACCCACTGCAGCACGTCCTGCTTTTCGGCGTCAATGAGGCTGCGCTGCCCGTCCATCCACGCCGTTTTTCCGGTGCCGTTTTCCGTAAAGCCGGAATCGTACTCCGCAAAACAAGCCTTTGTCAGTTTGTTGGTGATTGTGTAGGGGATGCGCTGCGCCGGGTCTTCGTCCTTGCCCTTCACCGCTTCACGCATGAAGAACAGCTCGAACCACTCCCGCACCGCCGCCCGCATAGCCGCTGTGCTGGTGTCCTTCAGCCCCGCCGCCTGCGCCCCTGTGATGGCGGCGTCGTCAAACAGCGCCCTTACGACTGCGTTCATCCGCCGTCACTCCTTTCGATCCGAATTTCCGGCTGCTTTGCCCGCAGCCCGCGCTCCACGCCGTTGATGTATGCCCGCAGCTGCCGGTTTTCCGCCTCCAGCTCCCATACACGCCTCTGTGCCGCCTCCAGCGCGTCGCCGTATTCCAGCACCGCCCAGCTGGGCAGGTACTTCTTCAGCAGCCAGTCCTTCAGCTTCATTTGTCACGCTCCTTTGCGCTGCCAGATGCGGCTGCAGGCATACCGCGCCGCGTCGATACCGTGGTCGTTTGCGTCCATCAAAGTCCCCAGCACCGTGCCGTCCGGCGCTACCTCGTACTCCCATTCCAGGAACTCCTGCAGCACACACGGGCATTTTACCGGGTCGATCACAATGGCGTTTAGGCCTTGCAGCCACCGCACGCCCAGCTCACGGCTGCCCGGCCCTTTCCTGGCGGGCCAGCACCGCAGGCCGTAGCTGCGGTAATCCGCGCAGGACTTTTCGTCCGCGAGGTCCGCAAGGATCAGTTCGCCCGGGGCCACCCGTTCTTTCACGAGCCGGGCCGTGTAGTCATTCTGCAACTTATTGCCCCGGGCCTCGTCGAAGATGTACAGCGTCCGGGTGCCCGCGTGGTAATACGTGCGGATGAACACCCACGGGTCGGGGTAGTACCCCCAGTCCACGCCGCTGATGATGTTGTCGAAGCCCGCGATCTCCTTCGCCGTGATCTTCCGGCTCAAGATGTTGTCGAACACCTGTGTGCCGCTGCCCACCATCTCGCCCAGGTACATGTGCCGGTATTTGAGCGGCTTTGTCTTCCGTAGCCAGTCCGCACCGTCCAGGAACTCCTTGCCCAGCCAGTCCCGCGGCGCATCCAGATACGACGAATGATGCACCAGCTTGCCCGGCTGCTGCTCCCGCGCGTACCGGTTGGCCCAGTTCCGCGCGTTGGCGGGCGGGTTGAAGCTGATGAGTGTTAAGGTCGGGTTGCTCCCCGAGCCGCGGAACGCGGACTGCTTCACGCTCAGCACCGCGTTTTCGCCCCGGCGAAGCTGGTCCGCTTCCTCGAACCACAGGCAGCCAATGTATCCGAACTTCGGTTTGATACCCTTAATTTTCATCTCATCGTCCAGGCCGCGGAAATAGATGGTCTGGCCCGTGGGCTTGTAAATGAGGCGCAGCGGGCTCTTTTTCTCCAGAAAATGCTCCGACAGCCCCAGCTTTGCGACGGCCCACAGCATCTGCGAGTACACGCTGTCCTCCAGCGTGTTTCCCATCTGCCGCATCACCAGCGCGTGGCTTTGCGGCCACTTCAGCAGCCACAGCACGATCTCCACGCTGCAAAATGAGCTTTTGAGGCTGCCGCGCCCGCCTTCCTCCACCAGTGTATGGGCCCGCTGCTCCCGGACCGCCCGGTGCGAATCATAGAACCCCGGCCCGATCACGTTCTTTAAATCGACCGTCACCGCCGGGCGGCTATATGCTGTCAACGATGTTCACCTCCGCCGCGCCGCTGCCGCCCTCTTTCTGCAGCTCCGTCCACAGCCGGATCGCGTCCATATCGCCGGCCTGGCATTTTTTCAGCAGCGCCGCGTGGATCACCGCTGCCTCATCCGTGCTGTATTTTTCCATCAGCTTATCCAGCAGCGCGAGGTAGTCCCGCTTATTCACCTTGGTATACTGCGCATGCAGCGTTTTTAAATCTTTTAAAATGTTAAATTCCTTTTTCTGTTTCGCCTGTTCAATGCTCTCCAGAAGAGCCTTTATACTGCTCTGTTGTGTGCGGCCCACGATACGCTCCTTCCCGGGCCGTGCCAACGGCCCCAAATTTCGCCTGTAACGAAAAAAGGCCCCCAGGCGTCCGCATGGGCGGCCCGGGGCTCCTAAACGTTTTTTAACGGCATACAGCGGAAATTAAACAGTGTTCCGTGTCACGGCAGGCAAGAGGGGTGGATTTTCGCCGGGCATGCTTCGCCATCCGGCCGTTTCCGCCCGGTTTATCCCCCTCTATGCCCGCCATGGCCACGGGCGGGGGACGAATCGACCCCGCTGCTTTCATGGTTTTCTTGTACGTGTTTAAACGCTCTCTTAACAGGTGTTTAAAAATATGCTTTCAACAAGTTTTCACATCTGTTTCAACTTTTCCACATTTCCCGAGGTGCTGCGGCGCACGCAGCGGGGGAAAGGGCAGACGGGGCAGCCGCTCTCATGCATAGCCCACACGCACCGTTTGCACAGCTCCGGCGGCTCCTTCAGCTTTGCGCCGGAGATCTTCCGCGCCAGCTCCCGCCGCGGATTCTTCCGCTTCACCGTGCATCACCGTCCACCGGGACGACGCCGAAGCGGATGCGCTGCGGCGTGCCGCCCAAACTCGTGACAACGTATGCGCGCCGCTGCCTGCGGTCCATACGGACCACATCACCCGCAAACTCTGACAGAGGCCCGTCCAGCACATGCCATGTGCCGTCCGCACGAAACAGCACCCGGCTGGGTTCCAGCGTTTCCGTGCTGTCCAACCGCCACCGAAGCATATCCCGTGCGTCCAGCGCCTGCGGCTCTCCACAGTGAAGCCCAAGCCAGCGGATGACGCCGGAGACAGGGGAAACAACATGGAAAAGCGCCGCGCTGTAGTCCGCGCCTACGAACACATATCCCGGCAGCAGCAGCCGCTCCTCGGTCTGCCACTGGCCCCGCCGCCGGATCTCCATCCGCTGGGCCGGAGCGCGAGCCTGTACACCTTTGCGCCGGAGCGCCGTGCATACGTCCCGCTCGCTTCCGGTCATGACCTGAAGGACGTACCATTTCATCCGCGCTGCGCCCCTTTCTGCCGGCGCTCCAGCGCCGCCACGAGCTGGCGGTACAGCTCCGGATGTTCCGTGCCGAGGGCTGAGAAGAACTCCGCCTTCAGCTCGCCCATGGCAGCCTGCGTGTCATCCTTGCTCTGAATATCCAGTCTGCGGGCGTACGCCACGGCCTTTGTCTGCGCGTTCATCTCCCGCAGCAGCTTATCCAGTGCGATATCGTTCCACTCTTCGTCCGGCTTCGACAGGATGGCGTCCAGGATCTTCTGGCCCGCCACCCGGTTGATGACCTCCGAGAAGTCAAGCTCCGGATATTTGGCAGCCTCGCGGATCATGGCGTTCATCCGTTCGTTTGTCACACGGATATCTTCCAGCGAGGCCAGCAGCTTTCTGCTGTAAGTGCTAATTGCCTGGAGGCTCAGCGTGACGTCCAGGCTCGCCAGATATTTCTGAATATCCGCAAGCGTGCAGGTATTCGTTGCTTTCACCATTTCATCCACGACGTCGCGGACCTCGGGCGGCAGCTGTGAAATGGTGCTGCGGCTCCTGTTTTTTCCGCGCATCCTCAAGCCCTCCTACATATCCACCAGCGGGTCTTTCTTCACGCAGCGCTGCAGCTGGACGCCGCGCGGTGTCAGCTTGACCTCCAGGTCCTCCAGCTCTGCGTCCGAAACGCTGGACGGGGCTTTGTCCTCGATGCAGCGCACCTGCAGGTATCCGCTGTCCGCCAGATAGTTGATGCTGCTGCACAGTGCCATCCGGTCCATGCCACCCGCCAGCGCAAGCAGCAGGCTCTTCAGCTTTAAAAATTTGAAATCGCAGCCCGCGATGGCCAGCGTGCGCATCACAGTGCCGTTATTGGCCGCAAGTTCGCCGGCCTGCATCTTCCGGCGCAGTTCATTTTCGTCCAACTCAATTGCCTCCCTGCTTCATCATGAACTCCATCAGACGGTCCAGCTTGTTTTCCAGCTTCAGCTGGCTCTGCAGAAATTCCTCCCGTCGGATGCCGTTTTCCTTGATGTCCTTTACGTCAGCGGACATAGCCTGGATCTCGGTGCGCATCTCGGTGCGCATCTCCTTCATTTCACGGCGCACCGCTTCCAGGTCCTTCTGGTGGTCAGTGCGCGGGGTATAGTTCTCGCGCACTTCTTTGATGTCCGCCCGGTTTTCATCCAGCTGCCGAAACACCGATCGGCCAAACAAAAAGCCAACCAACCCTACCACCGTTGTTACGATGACCGTCAGCAGCCACCAGGTCCCGGCGTCGAACGTCATTGCGGTTTCCTCCGTAAATACAAAAAGATAAGGCACGATGCCCTCGTTGTGAGTTCATCATACCTTATCTTTTTGAATTGCATTAATGAAATATTTCAAGAAAACTTTTCAATTTATCCGCCGTCAAACAGGGAGAGCTGGCCTTCTCCGGGAGCCCGCTCCAAACGTTCACGCTCCTCTGCAACGATGTTGTATATGCTACGCTCTCCCAACTTGTACTTTGCCGCCAGTTGCCGGATGTTACGGCCGGTGAACTCCGCACGGATGCGTTCATTGCGCTTCTGCTTCAATACACGGTCGCATTTACCGATGTAGACGTTGTCCCGGCCCCAGTCGCAGATCAGGTTGATATATGCCTCCATGCCGATCAGCTCCGCAAGGTCACGCTGATCGCCCTGCAGGTCGTCCAGGGTGAGCAGGTCGACTGCCCATTCATTCATACGCCGTCACCAGCTTTCCGCCGGGACGTCTCTGCGTCCAGATGCCGTTTATCGTTGTGCAGATATTTCAACTCTGCCGCCTCAGCCATCCGCTTGATGCCGTTGATCAAGGCAGCACCCTGGGCACAGGTCAGAAACCGGAAAGGGTCTTCCGGGAAGCTGGTCATGTGGAACTGTTTTGCGATGAGGCCGCTCAGGCGGTAACGCAGCGATACGCCATCTGGGGCTGGGTCATATTTTTCAAGTTCACTCATGAGGAACCAGGCGTATTTTTGTTGTTTGGCCGTCATGCGGCCCGGCACCTCATCGTAATGACGCGGCTTTTTGCTCCTGTGCAGCGTCTCCGGCGCAGCTGCGGCCTTGCGGCGGAGCAGTTCATGAATGACGGCGTCCTGCTCCGCCGCCGACAGCTCTTTGATGGAGGAGCAGCCGGTGACGCCTTCTACCAGAATATGCAGAGCATCGTCATGACCCAGCGTCGGATCGGACAAACCAAGCTCGCGGCCCAGCGCATAGATATATTTTATCCCGTCTTTTTCCTGTCTCCGAGCACCCATAGCTGCTCCTCCTTCCTTGTTATTCCTCCGGCACAGCGTCGCCCGTGTTGTAGAAAAATTCATCCGTGGTCTTTACGTACGCTCCTACAGCCTCCAGAACTTCCTCTGGCTGCTGCTTGAGTGCGTCCCGGTCCAGTTTCTGCTCCGTCTTCACGAGCTCCCTGCGCCCCATGGCCAGCAGCGTGGCGATGGCCTGCGGCACTTTCGAGTTTGCCAAAATCAGCCGCGTGGACTGCCGGAATCCTACACGGCCAAACGTCAGCTGACGGCTTTTTCCGGCCATATCTTCCCGATGCGCCTCCACATACTCCTGGACATCCGTTTCCAGCTGTTTGACGCGCTTCTGCAGAGGCTCCGCGCTTTTGGTGTATTCGGCCTTCACGGCGTCGATGCGCCGCGACATGTCTACGCCCATCTCCGTCAGCGCGTGCTCATACTCGTGGATGCTGCGCAGCGCGTCATTCACTTCTGCCCAGTCCTTCAGCACAGGCTCCCGGTGCAGTTTTTTTCTTGCCACTATGTACACATCCTTTCTCAAAATTCCGCCCTCTGCATTTTCCGGGCTTGGGACCGGCGCGCACAACTACGCGGCTGCATTACGGCCGGGGCATAGCCCCGGATGCGGCATTTTCTGTTTTACTTTGGCCTCTTCCATTGGTGCGTACTTTTCGACGCACGACCGCCGCCGTACCAAAGCGCCCACGAGAATGTATACTCTTCACCGTCCCCGCAGGCCACCTCACGCATGGCTGCCATCTCCCGAATGTACCATCCGGCGCGCCTGCGAATAGTACGGCTCCTTCGGGACCCAGTTCACACCGTACCGCGCATAAAAGGCGTCGTTGCTCATCTGGAACCACTCGATGGCCGTTTGCAGCGGGTCCAGGCGGCGCTGCACGCGTCCCTCGCCGTCCAGTATGTACAGTGTGCCGCCCACCAGACGGGCGGTGCAGGGCAGATATTTCGTCATGTCTATTTGTTCCATGGTATAGAACACTCCTTTCACAGCTTCATGAGCCTGTTCCATTTCTTATCTAGCGTCTGAGCTTCCTCAAGGATGGCAGACGCATGGTCAAGCACATCTGCCGGGACGTCCAGGATAGGCTTGCCTTCGTATGGCGTCAGCAGCTCCGCATACTGCTGCCGCAGCCGTGCGGATTCCTCATTCAATCGGTCGGCTTCATCCAGTTTCTTTTGCTCACGCTGATATTCCAGATCGTTCAAAGCGATGGCAATGATAGTGTCCAGCCGATACAAACCACGATTGCGCAGCCGGTCGATGACCCACAGTAGTTCTGCCTTAGTACAATCTTTCAACGTCATCAGGAATCCTCCTCCACCGTATATATCGGGCAGAACCAGCGGGGCAGGCCCTCATACACGAGCTTTCCTTTTGCCTCGCAGAAATAGAGATCTCCATCTCGGCCATGAAATACACGAGAATGTGCGCAGTATCTGCATCTTCGGTTCCGGCGCAGGCTGCGCCATTGCTGAACGGTCAATCCTATCACGCTCCTAAAAAACAGAGTTGAAACGGCCGCCGGGCCGTGGTATCCTGTACGTGTGGAGCCTTAAATCCTTTCAGCTCCATACTTCTTCTTCAGCCCCGCTTGGATGGTTCTCCGGGCAGGGCTTTTGGTGCGGGGCTGCCGTTACGACCGGCCACGCCGGCCCTCCTGGGCCGCGGCCCCGCATGTGTAACCGAATCGGAACGAATTCGCTCTTTACAGAACCATGAGAAAAGGAGAGATGTTATGACAGTTGACGAACTCAGCGCCATGATTGACGAATGCGCGGGCGAAAGCGTACTCCATGAAGCGTATACTGCCGACCCGGAGCAGACACGCGCCACGCTTGAAGCACTCGTGGACGACTGGAATGCCGGGAAGGACTTTGACCCAGCTGTTTACGACCTTCTTATGGGACGTGTTGTAGAGCGGGATGATGATTCGACAAAGCAAATAGGTTGGCTCAAACAACAGGCCGTATCCGATCTTCAGGCTCTTGTCATCCGTCAATGGATCTCCGGGCTGCAACGCGGTGCGGTCGTGGTGCTCTACAAAGTTCTGGCCGACCTCGGCAGTGGTGTATGCATTGCCAAAAAAGGGTTCCGGCTGACGCCGCTGGATATTGTCGAAATGTGGAACAGCTTGCATCCGGATGAATCGCCCATCCGGATATTTTACCCGTGAAGCGCCCAGGCCCCGCGTATGCGGGGCCTTTCCCGACGCTCACAGCCCGAGGTTGAGCGCCTGGATCAGTGCGCAGGCATCGCAGTGCTTTTCTTCCAGCTCTTCGGAGCTCTTACACTCAAGCGGCCAGCGACAATAGCTGTCGCAGACGGTTTCCATCAGCTCCATAACTTTCATCTCCCAGCAGTGGGCGTGCATCACGCGTGCGGATATTACGGGCTTGCCGAAAAACTTACAGTTTGGCATCAGTCTTTTTCTCCCTTCGTACGTGATAGGCCCAGGTGGCCATTGTCTGCACATTGACGCCCATATCCTCAGCCACCCGCCGGAAAGATTCTCCGGAGCGCAGGCGTTCCATTGCCTCCGCCTTGAACTCCGGCGCGTAGATGCGTCTCGGCTGGCCTTTTCGGTTCGGTTTTGGACGGCTTGATGCCGCCAGCGGCCCCAGGACGTCCAGAATTTCCTCACGGCTCACCAGATACAGCTGCGTCAGGATCTTCACCTGCTGGCACGTATCGATCGCATTTTTGTACGATGCACGGATCTCAGACTTTTCCTGTTCACTCAGCATCCTGACTTTCTCCTTTGACACGCCCGGATCTGGGAACGTAGTGCCGGTTCTGGTGACGGCCCTCTATTTTCCGCAGCTCGCCCACCAGAGCCGTCAACTCCCTCACGATTCGTTTGCCCTGGGCGTCTTCGCTGTAAAAGGTGATGGGGTGAAGCTCTTCCGCCGCATCCTTATGTCTGCGCCGCACCCTCCGGCATTCGCCCAGCTGCCGGGCTATCTTTGCACGCTGGTCTCTCGTGAGATCTTCCAGCTCCAGCCGGTGCAGCAGATCCTGCGTCAGGGCTTCCTGCTCTTTCATCAGCGTGAGGTTTGCTTCGTATGCCTTGCCGGCCTCGTTTAGTAGCTTCACAGCGCGGGCCAGAATTTCCGACGCCTTTTCTTCATGCTTTTCCGTTGTTTCCACCTCCTATGGTCTGCCCCACGCCATGAGCGAGTGCGTGCGCACGAACCAATTTTTTTCCGTGCAGCTGCTGCGGGCAATTTCCACGGCACGCTGTGATGCTTCCCGGCATGTAGGGCACAGTTTATGCGCTTCCTGTGTACCTGTCGGCTTTCCGCATCGGCTGCATATTCCCGGCCAGCCCAGCATGTCCCGCGGCATGACGCCTTTCTCCCTCAACCGGGCCTGCATGTACCGGCGGCCGCGGGCAAGGCAGTACGCGCACTGTGCGCGTCCGGGGACAGCGTCCCGCCGCTGGCATTTTACGCAGACACCGAAGGCGTGCAGCAGGTCTGTTTTACGCTGGATGTGCCATTTATGACGTTCCTTCTGTTCCGGGCTTTCCTTTTTCCGTCTCTGCACTGCCTTCAGCCGCTCTTTTTCAAGACATTCCGGGCACTGCACCCGTCCAGGAGCCGCATCTTTGCAGCCACAAGTTGGACATATCCCGTGCGCTTTGTACCACTCATATTTCGTCACGGCCCGTTTCACCTCCTTCGCCGCACTCTGCATCTATCCGGGCTTGTGACCGGCGCGCCCCAACGGCGCGGCTGCATTACGGCGGGGCCAGAAGGCCCCGGCTATTTATTACTGTTCCGGCTTTTGAATACGCTTCTGGCCAGCGCCAGGATCAGCCAGATGCCCGTGGCCGTCAGCAAGGAAAACGGCCAGCCGAAGCACAGCGTGATCAGCTTGATAATTCCTGCCGTCACGATCCACGACAAGCCACAGTACACAACAAGGGCGATAAGGGTTGAAATGAAATCCACCATTCAGCAATCCTCCGTGTTCTATTGCAACGGAGCAGCGAGGGTATACCCGCAGCTCATTTTCCTCTATATCCTGTATCCACTCCCGCCGCAGCCGGCCTTGCAGATGCATGCAGGCCAGCGGCTGGTCCTTCTGCGTGCGGTGACAGCATTTCTCATCATAGGGCTGCCACAGCGTCCCCGTCTGGTGCAAGCCCGGCGGGGAGCCGCAGCACCCGCAGCAGCTTTGCCCGCGGCAGCTCCGGTCACAAGGCGTCACCATCCTGCATCCCTTATTCGTCCCCATGCTCCACCCGGTACGGCGGCCCGGCCCTGCGCCTGCGCCGCCGCCGCTCCGCCTGCGCCAGCGCGGACAGCCGCCCGGCCTCATAGCCCACGTAAAGCAGCAGGCCCATCAGCGGCAGGATAAGGGCCTCGCCGCCGAATACGCCGGGGCGGGAGCCCTGCACCGCCAGGCATGCCGCCAGCATCAGCCCTGCCACGGCTCCGGCCGCGAATGTTACAACCGTTTTCATCCTGTTAAACATCGCTTTACCCTCCATTGAATCCCTGTTTAAATGCCGGTCAGATCATCCCGACCGGAGTGCTTGCCGCCGCCCGCAGCAGTCCCTCATAGCTCAGGTCTCCGGCCCCGGCGGCAAGGTCTACGATGTTCTTCGCCATGCGGATGTCGCTGCTGCTCGCGCGGCAGATATCCGCCAGCAGCTTCAGCTCCTTTTTCTGCTCCGGTCCCGTGAACTGCGGGAACAGCATCTGGACGTCCTCCTTCGTGAGGTCCCGCGTCCGGTACGCGCGCTGCACGGCCATTCGGGAGCGCGTCTGCTTGCGGATCTCAATGCGCCGGATGCGCTCGTACAGCTCGCTGTTGCCAATCAGCGCCACGCCGTTCCCCGGGATGCCCTCCAGCTCATCGCCGTCCGGGAACTGCCGCAGCTCATCCAGCACGTTCTGCTTCAGCAGCTGCGCCTCGTCTACGATGATGAGCATGTTCGTATTCATCAGCCGCGCGTGGATCGCGTCCCACATCTTCTCGCTGCCGCCCGTCTGCGGCAGGCCCAGCCGGTCGCACAGCATGGACGCCACGCCCGCCATACTGGTTTTGTGCGCCTGAATGCGGATGTACACCGTGCTCTTCGGGTTGTCCCGGCAGTACTGCAGCGCTGCCTGCGTTTTCCCCACGCCCGGGTCTCCGTGCAGGATCACCAGTTTCCGCTCCTGCTGTGCATGCTGGATGGTCTGGTATGCATCCTCGGAAACGGAGGTGGGCTTGTACCCTGTGTCCAGCTGGAAATCCTCTTTCTTAGCTGCCGCCTGTTCCCGTTCGTCCTCCTGCCGGAAGTACTCCCGCAGCTTGGCCTCGATATTTTCAGGGCTGCAGGCCATTTTCCGGTTCACATACGTGCTGACGCTCGCGCCGCTCACGCCGATGCGCTTGCCCAGAAGATTCCGCGAGATCGCGCCGGTATCCTTATCGGTATACGCCTCTGTCCGCGCCCGCAGCGCCTCATCGTATTCATACGTTTTACCAGTCGTCTCCATCGTCTGTTTCTCCCTTCATCATCATTCGGTTTCGGTTGATCTGTCCCATATCCACCTGGCCCACCGCCAGCCGCAGGTCCAGTTCAGCCTGTTTTTCATCCGAGTACTTCATCCGGATCGGCGTCTTGGTCGCAGGCGGCACATATTCTTCCTGCTCCCGCCGGGCCGCCCCCAGCTTCAGCTCCAGCATTGTCCGGCGGTCGATGCCCTCAACGCGCGTGTCCTTCAGCGCGGCCTTTGTCATGCGCGCCTGCTTGTTGATCACGGCCATGGCCCGGGCAATATCCTCGCTGCTGCCGTCGAAGTCCACGGTCAGCTTTGTGTCCAGCGGCAGCTCACAGATGAACCGGTCGTCCGGGCTGGTATACACACGGCAGGTCTGCAGGTGGTCGGGGTCGTACCGCACATACACCTTTTTGTCCGCGTATTCCCACAGAAACTCCGGTGTGAAGTATTCGAACCGCACGCCGCTCACCGTTACATGCACGCCGCGCTGTCCAACCGTCTGCGGCCGTGTCGAACGCAGCATCATCAGCGCAAGGTCCTCCTTGGACGCGGGCTTTACCAGCTCGCTGCCCATCCGAAGGTGGAACACGTCCATCCGCTTCAGCTCCCGGTCCTCCGCGATGGGGCCGCTGTACCGCCGCATATTGAAGTATCCGCTGATGAGCGTATCCACGGCCTCAATGAACTCTTCGTCCGTGGGCACGTGCCCCTGCTTCAGCACCTTTTTCAGGCATTCCGGCTTTTCCGTCGGGTTTCCGCCTGTGAACGTTTCCCAAAGCGTGCTGAACTGGCCTTTCATGTCCAGGAACTTCCGTTCGATGGGCTTCGCCTGGGCGTTGCGCACCTTTGCGCACACAAGCTGGATGCCCAGCCTTTTGAAGATGGGCGGCGGGTCCACAGGCGCGCCCGGCTTCGGTTTCTTGGCCCGGTGGCCCAGCCCGCCAACGTCCCGTGTCAGGAACTCGCGGCCGTTGTCGCTCAGGATCTTCCGCGGGACGCCGTGCCGCTCGATGCCGCGCCGCAGCGCAAACAGCGTTGCCTGGGCGCAGGGGTTATCCGTTACGTACCAGCCCGTATAGATGCCGCTGCGGGCGTCGATGAACGCCGTTAAGTACAGCTTGCGCGGCTTGCCGCCCGGGGCTTTGCTCAGCACGTCGAACGTGTGGCTGTCCGACACCCAGTAATCGTTGCTGCACAGGTTGGAATAGTCGCGGCTGATATACAGCCCGTATTTATCCCGCCAGGCCTTTTCGCCGTAAATACCCAGCTCCCGCAGCTGCGGCGGGATGCTCTGTGCGTAGCGGTAAAATGTGCTGTACGAGGGCAGCGGCAGCTTGTCCGGCATGTGTGCCGCAAGGTATTCTTCCGCGCCCCACATGGCCTCCTGCACGTTCGGGTGCCGGGTCTCCTGCAGGTAAAACGCCCGGAATACCTCCGCGACCTCCGGGTCCAGCTTCACGCGGGAGCCTTTGGTTTTTCCGCGTCCGTCCACCAGCCCGTCCAGGTCGCCGTCCTCCAGCGCCTTCCGCTTGCGGTACAGCGTTGCCTTGCTCCAGCTCCGTTCTGGATATTCCAGCCGCAGCCAGGCCAGGAACCGCTCCAGCAGCTCCGCCTCGCTCTCGCCCTTCTTCCGCGTATATCCGC